GCCGCTGCCGTTAGGACGCTCGCCCTCGGCTACGCGGATGTCCGCTACGGGATCGACAAGAGTGCGGTCCAAGTCCAGATCGAACTGGCGCACCACGGGATCAACGCCAGTGCTGCGGATAATCAGGTCTGGGCCGGGATCCAGCGCATCCTCTCCTGGCTCAAGGTCGGGCGACTGAAGATCGTTGAGTCTGCGTGCCCGTTGCTGGCCCAGCAGCTTCGCTCGTATCGCTGGAAGGACACGTCGAACACGCGCACGGGCGAGAAGGGACGCGAGGTGCCCTTCTAGTCCGACGACGATCTGCCGGATGCGCTCCGCTACGGGGTGATGACATGGCCGGAACTGCCGGCGGAGCCCGTGCCGCAAACGGGGCGCATCGCGCAGGACATTCCCGAAGCGTCTCGCTGGGCATGGGAGCGGGAGCAACGACTGTCGCGCGATCCCGGTGAGCTAGAATGGGACGCGGATTCGGTGCCGGTTGGGGACATGTTTACGTGGTGAGGGGACCAGATGTGGATTCCGAAGTGGATCGTGCAGCAGTGGCAGGCACAGATCGATCCAGGCTCGCTTCGCCGGCTGACGCAGGAACTCCATGAACTGCGCGTCAAGAACATCGAGATCGAGAAGCGGGCGCTGGCAGCGGAACTGACGAACGACTGGTTGCGGATCCGCTTGAATCAGGCCGAAGCGGAACATGCGATGCTCTTGTCCAGACAGACGGCGCTCCCGTTCTCGCCTCCCGTGATTCGCCCAGCGGGACCAGAGACACGCGAGTCGGGCATCCCGTCCATCTTGGATGAACTGTCGTTTGAGGATGTTGGGGACGACAAGGCGCGACAACTGGGACTAGACGATGAGGCCGGCTGATGTCTGACAGTTATCTCGGACCCCCCATGAGCCCCGCGCCGTCCGCCGGGGCCGAACCCAACCCCATTGGTATCGACGATGGGATCGGCAGCGTCTTTGGCGAGGCGAGCAAGCCGGCCGATCCTTATGGCGACGATCGCAAGCTGATCGACGTGATGGAGGAGTGTAAGCGGGAAGCCCTGGACGGACGGTGGATGTTCGAGCGCAACTGGTGGCGCAACCTGCTGTACGTGCTCGGCCGGCAGTGGATCTTCTACGACAAGAAACGGGGCCAGTGGGCGGACAAGCGCATGGCCCAGTGGATCCCGCGCCCTGTCACCAACAAGTTCGCGGAATCGACCGAAGCGTTGCTCGCCATGCTCTCGTCGATCAACCTTCAGGTCTATGCGCGGCCGGTCGGCACGGGCACGCCCAACGTGGCAGCGGCGGAAGTGGCGGATCTCATCGAGCCGTTCATTGCCGCTGAGCACCGGATCGAGGATCAGATTCGGACGGCGGATTTCTGGACGATCATCTCGGGCAATGCCTTCCTGCATCCCTACTGGGATCCCACGGCAGCGGAAGGCGAGATCGTGGTGCCGTTCGAGCAGTGCGCTCAGTGCCAGAACGTCGCCAGTCCCCAGGAAGTGATGGGCTCGGGCGGGCTGTGCCCGAAGTGCGGCGGCATGATGGGCGGGCAAGCCTTCGATCCCTCCGGCGCCATGATTGGCGAGCGGCTGAATACGGGGCGCGGGCGCACCGAAGCTCTGTCGCCGTTCGAGGTAGCGTTGCCGGCGTCGTACAAGGTGTTCGACGAGGTGCCCTACTGCATTCGGATGCGCTTCCGGCCGGAACGCTGGTACAAGGAAACGCTCCCAGACATCGCTCGGAAACTGCGCTTTCAGGATCAGCCGGCCGAACGGAGCCTCCAACTCCTGCGCGCCCTGGCGAACCAGACGGACAACTCCGGTCTACTGTCGTCGTTTGGCTGGGGCGCGGACTCCCAACCGCACGCGACGGGCATCTCGGAGTACGAACTGTGGATGAAGCCCACACGGGACTACCCGGAGGGGCTTTTTCTGCGCGTGGCCGGCGAGGGCGCTGAGGCGACCATCATCAGAGGCGAAGGGAGCGACCCTGGCCCCTTGCCGTACCACGATCGGGCCGGGAATCCCCTGTTCAACTGGATCCACATGCCGTTCCACATGGTTGGCGGACGGATCTGGGCACGTTCCCCGCTCGATCTCTGCGTGCAGAAGCAGGATCAGATCAACCAACTCGACTCGCTGATGCAACTTGGCGTCCAGCGCATGTCGAATCCCGTGTGGCTGAAGCCGAAGGGCGCGGAGATCCGGTCATTCACGGGCGCGCCTGGGCTCGTGGTCGAGTACAACCCGCTCGCGGCCGGCGGGAACGCGAAACCGGAGAAGATCGAAGGCTCGAACATGCCGGCGACCTTGTTCCAGCTTCGCCAGCAGTACTTGTCGGACTTCGAGCAGTTGGCCGGCACGCTGGATGTGCTCAAGGGCACTGCGCCGACAGGCGTGGAAGCGTTTTCGACGCTGCAACTGCTGGTCGAGCGTGCCCAGAGCCGCTTTTCGACCGTGTTCAAGGAGCGCGGCGCCGCCTATCGGCGCTGGTACACTCTGGCGCTGGAGTTGGAGCGCGAGTTTGGGCCAACGGAGCGGGTCTTGTCCGTCACCAAGCCCAATTCCGGGTACACCTTCAAGCATTTCGAGAAAGCGCAGCTTCAAGGCGCGATCGAGATACTGGTGGAGGACGGATCGCAGGCGCCCAAGACGAATCTCGGCCGGCGGGCCGCGATCGAGCACGCGAACCAGCTTGGCCTGCTCAACCCGAAGGATCCAGAGCAGCAGTTCGCCATTCTCAAGAACTTCGGCCTCTCGGATCTGGTCCCTAGCCTCGATTTCGACGTGAAAAGTGCCCTGGCGGAGCAGGATGCCTTCGAGAACTGGGTGACGGAGAACATCCAGAACATGCCGATGGTCGGCATGGCGGTGCAGCAGTTCCAGGGGCAGATGCAGCAGTGGGGGGCGGCGACTCAAGCCTCGGCGCAGATGGGGATGCCGCTGCCGCCCAAGCCCGTGCTCCCGCCGATCACGCCGTTCCAGCACAAGCTCTACCACAATGCGATGGTGCATTTCGCGGAGCACCGGAAGTGGGCGAACTCCGACCGGGCGAAGGAGATATTCGCGCAGTACCCGTTCCTCGAAGTGGCGTTCCTGCAACACCTCGAAGAAACGAAGGCAGAGGTGATGCAGGACATGATGCAACAGCAAGCCGCGCAGGCGCCGCCGAAGCGTGGTGGTGCGATGGAGCGATCGAACTCGGAAAGTGGCAACCCGGACGACGAACCGCACGGGAACGCGGAATCGAACCAGGGTCGGGGTCCAGAGTAGCGTCAAACGCTTGACAATGTGACAGAAGCGCACGCATAGTCTGACAACCGCTCCGCGCGGACCCTACCGCGATAACAAGGGATGAGGAGAGGCTATGTCAGACACGTTCGACGGCGGGTACGACTCCGCACCGGGCGCATCAACGCCGGAATCGCCCACCGGCCAGCAGGATCCCTCGCAGGCTCAGCAATCGCCCTCCGGTGCGTCAACCGGCGAGCCTGGACAGGCGCAACCGCCAGAGGGGTACATCCCACGGCACCGCTTTCAGGAAGTGATCGAAGCGCGGCGCCAGTGGGAGCAGTCGGCGCGCCAGTTCTACGAGCAGAACCAGCAGCTTCAGCGGGAACTGCAAGAGATCCGGCGCCAGTCTCAGGGGCCGGCACAGCCGGCCGACGAGAACGCGAAGCGCATTCGGGAGCAGATTTTCGAGTTGGTTCCCGAACTCAAGCAGGTCGTGGAGCAGTTGATTCCACGGGCTGATGCGCTTCAGCAGGCAGCGGAGAGTGCGCCTGCCGTTCAGGAGTTGCAGCGTCAGATTTACGACAACCTGGGCGCGCAGGCAGTACGCACGTTGGACGCAGCGATCAATGACACGTTCAAGGGCATCCAGTTGTCGAACGATGATCGGCGATTCATCCACGTCGCCTTCATCGACTACCTCGACCAAGTGCCGGAGGCGCGTCAGCGGTACATGTCGGGCGACATGTCGATCGCTTCCGAATGGTGGGCACAGCGGCGCAAGAGCATGTTCGATCCTTTCCGCCGGCAAGGCGTGATGGCGCCCCGTGAACAAGCGGCACGGGTGGCTCGGCTCCCCAGGACGGGACCGGCCACGCAGACGCTCGGCACGGGGGGTCCGCCGAAACCCAAGACAGAGGACGAATTGCACGATGCCGCGTTTGACGCCCTGATGGCTCGCATGAACCAGCAGGGCTGAGCGGAGCGGAACCAATGGCCGGAGCGGACACACAGCAGATTGACGGCATCCTCAAGGACTACTACGAGGATTACGTCTCGGAACAAGTCAACAATCGCAACCCCCTGAAGGATCTGTTCAAGTTCGAGACGCAGGGCTTTGGCGGGCGCGAGGTCAAGTACGCGGCTCAGGTGAGCCGCAACGTCTCCCCGATGTTCGTCGGCGAGGACTCGGCATTCGCCGATGCCGGCGCCCAGGGGCACGTTCAGGTGAGCGTCACGCAGCGGAAGCTGATGGCGCGCATCCGCATCACGTCGGAAGCGATCGCCGACTCGATGAGCAACAAGGGCGCCTTCAAGCAGGCGCGCCGCGACGAGCAGCAGGGGCTCATCAAGGACATCGCACGGCGCGAGGAGTACGCCCTGGCGACGGACGGACGTGGCGTGCTCGCCCTGGTGGACGACGCGACTCCCACGACGGACGCCAGCCCCACGCTCGACGCGCCTGGGGGCATCACGAGCGACAGTTTCGGCAACCGCTTCATCATGCCGGGGATGTGGATCGGGTTCGTCAACCCGACCACAGGCGCCCTGCGGGCGGACATCCTGAAGGTGCTCTCCTGCTCGGCGGACGGCACTTCCGTCACGCTGAGCGGCACGCCCACGGTGGCGGCGGACAACGACTACGTGGTGCAGGTTGCCAACTCCGCCGTGACCGACATTCTCGACACCAGCTACGAGCACGCATGGTGGGGGCTCATGGCGCTGGTGGACGACGGCACGTACCGGAGCAACTACTTCGGCGTCGATCGCTCGATCTACGGGAACTTCAGTTCCTACGTGAAGTCCAGCACGGGCGCTCTGTCGATCGATCTGCTCCAGTCCGTCGCGGACGTGCTGGATCAGAAGCTCGGGGCGAAGATCGACCTGATCGTCTCGCATCACGCCGTTCGCCGGGTCTACCTCAACCTGATGGCGAGCGACCGGCGCTACACGGCGCAGAGCCTCCTGAAGCCGGATGGCGGCACCGTGGCGATGCAGCAGGGGGATCTCACGGTCGGCGAGATCGCGTACAAGGTCATCCGCGACTTCCCGCTCGACACGATGATGCTGCTCGACAAGGGCAACTCGGGCTGGATCTGCTACGAGTCGGAACCCGGCAAGTGGGTGGACGAGGACGGATCGATTCTCGTCCGCATCGGCTCGGGGACGACCGGACGTGACGCCTTCGAGGCGTGGTATCGCATCCGCAAGCAGTACCACTGCCGGTATCCGGGCTACAACGCTCGGCTCGACGGGATCACCGGCACCTCGCTCGTCGTCGTGCGCGCGGAGTAACACCCTGGGGGGCGGGCGCAAGCTCGCCCCCCTTGTAGTCTGGGGGACCAATGGCAGAGAGTCAGCACTTCGCTACCGGATTCGTGAAGGTCTGTAATCGGTGCGACAAGGATCTGACCGTCACCTACGACGGGCGATCCTGCGTCGTGCCGGCGCACGGCTCAGCGTTCATGTCCGAAGCGGCAGCGCGCCGCGCCGTGTTCCAGTCGCGCATCATGGGGACGGAGAACCCCTACAACCCGGAGGATTTCCAGAGCTACCTCTACGTCGAGGGCTGGAAGCTCCCCACGGATCCGATCAAGTACGACCAGTCGAAAGAGGAAGCTCTGGACCGGACGCAACTGCCGCCGGATCGGCAGAAGGTCACGCGCGTCACGCACTCGGGGGTGCGGCCTGAACTCGGCGGCGGGCAGATGGGTGAGCCCGTCGCCTTCGTCGGCGATCGCAAATGAGCAACTGGCTCTGTCCGCGCAACCCGTGGAATCTCCCGGCGCCGCCGGCCTGGGTGCTTGCCAAGCTGGCGGAGTACGACCGGGAACTTGTGATCGTGCCGGGGATCAAGGAACCCGTTTACCGGCTGATGCGCCGGAGCGGGCGGGCCAAGCTCCTGAAGGCACTCACGAACGACAGTGAACTGGCACAAGCCATCACGCTCGGCCTGATGCCAGTCACCAGCATCCTCCAAAACCCCAACTGGCATTCCCTGTTCCACTGGCTCCGCGCCCACGACATTTGGGCAGCCGGCGGGCCGGAGCAGGCGGAGCAACTGCTTCTGGAGCAAGAGGCGAGACAGAAGATTGACATTGAGGAGAAAGAACGCGACGATCTCGGCCAGATTGGCGCCTCGGCATGGTTCGCCAAGCAGCTTCGCAACGGGGAAGCGACCTTTGTGCAGGAAGGCAGGAAGTCAACGAGCTAGGCTTTCGGGCTGCACCCTGTCCCT